TGGCATACGCGCGCCAGCTCGAGGGCCGAGTGTTGCCGGCCTTCCATCAGCTGCAGTTTGCTTGGATCTTGGCTGAACTCCACATATTTGACATGCTGGTTCAATGCGCCGACAGCAAGGTTGCCGCGTGCTTCTGACCATGCGCTGGCCAGTTCGGCAAGGTCGTCGCCGCCCATCGGTTCGCCGTCGACCTGCTGCAGATAACCGGAGGCGATGCCGCCGCCGTTGCTGGCGTACCGGCGCGCGGCCTCGTCCAGCTCGTACGCGATCTGGATCGCTCGATTACCAGTCCACAGCATCCCGTTGACCGGGCTGAGAAACTGGACAACGTTGTCGGCGTCAATGTCGACACCGTTGAACTGGATATCGTGCGACGGGCCGAACCACTCGGGGCCGGCCTGATCTAGCGTTGCGACGTTGTCGGCTGGAAGCCATGTGAACGATGCCGGAAAGCCGGTGTTGTACCGCGATGTGGTATACCAAAACGCACGACCATGCAGCATTAAATCTTGGACTGTCGACGCCATGATGAAGTTGCGCGTCACGTTTGGGTCGGGTCGGGTCATCCACGATTCGCCGGGGATGTACATGCGTTCATAGCGTTCGACCTCGGGATCCCACGACATGGTGTAGGTGCGGAAGTCGAGGCCGCCGATCATGCTGGTGATGAGACCGACCGCGCGCGACACCGTCGGGATAGACAAGGCGCGCGCAGTATTAGCGCCGACGACGTAATACTGCAGCGCGCCGGGTCTGGGCGATGCGCCCGCGGCGGCCTGCACGGAGGCGGTGCCGAACGCCGGCTCGGTACGCGATCGAAACAGACCCACGCGCCCAGCCTAGTCACACCCATGTGATTTATTTGGCTACACCTAGCATTGGCTTGCGAATCTTTGCTTGTGGCTGTGCAGCGAAGCCGGCAGCAGCAACCATGCAGCGTGTCTGCTCAATAGGGCCGGGCGACTTCTGTGATGACAGCGTGATGGTGCCAGATGATCGGCCAGCCACCGCGCGATTGACTTGTTCGGCGAGCGCAAGCTGGCCGTGGTGAACGATGCGCCGCTCAAGGATCATGTTGCGAACGATGGCGGTAAACGTCGTCATTTCGCGTTGGCCGAAGTCTTTGCAGCGTCGCAGCAGCTCCGGTGGGCACAGCGCATAGAAGCCAGGTGTCAACGCGAGCTGCACCGCTTCGTCCTCGAGTACGCGGTGAATCTCGTCCCACATCGCATTCGCGTTGTCCACCACGAACTCGGTGTGGACATGCAGCCGGCCTTGATCGTCGGGCGCCACGCGCACGCCGGTGTAGCGCAGATCTGTCACGTCGCTGTCGACTGCGAGCCAGCCACCAGCCGGCATCGCGTCGGATGTGAGGCAGCTGTCCCAATGGCCGGCCGGTAGCCATGATGCGCTGGCGCTGATCCACACGTTGCAATGGGCGCGGTAGAACGCCTGCCGGTTCGGTGTTTCTGACATGCGTCGCAGCCGGTCGGCGTTGATTGTGGTGCCGAGCGCCGGGTTGGCCCACGCCCATGTGTTGGGATCCTCAAGGTTGCTGCCGGGCGGTGGCGACCATTCTGCGAAGTACAGCGCCGACGTGCGGTCGTTGTCGATCGCTTGGATCGCCTGCTCGCGCAGCTGCATCATGACTTTGGATCCCTCGTCGCCGGCCGTTGACCACATCGACATCAGCGGATTCGGTCGCGCGGTCATGGTCGGCCGGTACGCGTCGAAGATCACGTCGGGGCCGATGTTCCACACTTCGTCAATCACGACAAGGTCGCAGGTAGCGCCGTGCGCGTTCTGTGGCGTTGCCGCGTTGACGTGCCACATAGTTCCGTCTTTGAACTCGACAAAGTTGCGGCCGTATGACCAGTTGACTTTGGCGTCGAATCGTGCCTCAAGGATCGGCGCCAGTTCTTTGAACAAGCCGAAAGCCCGGTCAAGTTTGTGTGCGGTGCTGATGATCCGCTGGGGCCTCCCGGCTATGCGTGGCATCTCAGTCGCCCACCAGCCGACAAGCGCACCCAGCGCGTAGCTTTTGCCGTTCTGCCGGCCGACGCTGACCAGCGATTCGCTGCGGTGCAGCTGGCCGGTGCCATCGTGTTCCAGTTGGCCGTCGAGAACAAGCTGCTGCCACGGCATCAGTTCGCCGGGCAGGTTGCGCGCAGCCCACGCGGCTACGTCAGGGCCAAATGTCTCGTCCCCCAATCGTGGCGTGGCCAGTCTCGGCTCGATCCTGCCGAATCCGTCCGCATCTGGCTGGTTATCCACAGATCTGTCCACATGCTGTGCACCTTGTGGGGATATGGAACTGAGTGGGGGCGGGGCGGCACCTTGAGTTGATCCAAAAACTGTTTTCTGTTTTTTGCTAGCCGCTTTCTTGGCTTGGTAGGTGCTGCCACGTTTGCTGTTGCAGGGCCGGCAGGATCCGACGAGGTTGTCGCGGTCGTATGCGAGGTCTGGGGCGCGGTCGATCTCGATGACGTGGTCGGCTTGTGTGCTGGGTCGTGCGTGGCACCAATGGCATGTCGGTTCTTCTTTGATGACCTGCGCCCTGAGTTTCTTCCAACGTTGGGTACCGTAAATCCGACGGCTGTACTCACTCATCGAACAGACTCATTTGTTGTTCCAATGAGTTAGCGCGTGTTTGCGGGTCATGATGACGCTCCCAGTAAGTTCTCATTCTGTGACAATTTGCACAAACAAGGTCGCACTTGTCTGCTTCGTGTCTTATCTCGGCCGCGCTTAGTTTCATTTTGCCAGCGCGAGACAGTTCGAACTCTTTGTGTGATGGGTTTCTGTGATCCCATTCCATACACGGGTGATTCCATTCGGTTACTTCTAGGCCGCAGTCGCAGCACGCCCCACGCTCAAACTTGAGCTGAAGCACAAAGTTGTAACGCTCCAATCGTGCACCGTTGATGAACTGGCTGCGTTTGCGTGGCTTGTCGACTCGTTTTAGTTGTTTGCGTTTTGCGCGCGCATAATCCCGCTGTTGTTGCAATCGTTGTTGTTTTTTCTCTGGCGACATTTGTGCCCATCGTTTTCTAGATCGGGCGGCAGCCGCAGCGCGTTCTTCAGGTGTTGTCATGTGTCCACCATGCACGTCTGTGCCGGCCGTGTTCGCGGTCGCGTTGCTTCATTGTTTGGCCGGCCCATACGCCGTGTAGTTCGCCAACGCTGTGCAGCGCAGCTGCCTCGAGCGCGCATTGTTTGGCTACTGGGCAGCCGGCGCACAGTTTGCGTGCTTTCTTGATTAGGCCGTGTTGGCCTGTGGTCGGGAAGAACAGGTGTGTTTGGCCTCGGCAGGCTGCGTTGTCTTGCCATTGGGTCACCGCCTGATGCCGTCGCCGTTGCACATGGCGCACAGTTCGACATCGTCGGTTGGGTCGTGGCCGGCTAGCCAGCCGTTGCCGTTGCACCCGGTGCATAGCATGGGGCGGTCTCGCCAGATTGTGGAGCGTTCGACCATTTTGCCGTGGTCGCAGCTGCATGGTTGGCAGGCTGTGTAGGTGTGGCCGTGGTGTTGGTATTCGGGTGCTTCGATCCAGCCTGTGTCGTCGCACATGCTGCAGTCGTTGAGTGTGCCGACGCCGCCGTGGCGTTGTAGTAGCGCCTCGAGTTGGTACAGGTTTGGCCATTTGGTGTGGCCGGCGTTTTGCCAGCTGCGCCATGCGGCTCGGGCTTGTTCTTGGCTGGCTAGTTCTAGGCGTTTGACCCATTCGTCTTTGACGCGGTCGTGGCCTTTGAATGGGGCCGGCGAGGGTGCCATGCGTATTTGCCATGCTTCGAGGAGGCTGGTTGCTTCGTTGATTTGCATCAGCGGCTCGCTCCTTGCCCCTCCGTGGCCTCCGGGGGCTGCGTCGCTGCTGGGGGGTGAGTGGTGGGGGATTCTAGTGGGTTTGTCAAGTCCCTGTTTTTTCCGCTTGGATGCTGGGCCATAGCGGTTTCACGTTTTTCGGTAACGACGGTACCGAATCGGCCGGCAGCTTCTAGTTCGTCGATGCTGCAGAGGATGTTTCGCAGCCCGTCCAGCAGGTAGTTGTCAGGTTCGTCATGACAGAGCCGGCGTGCGTGGTGTTCCAGCACCTCAAGCGCGCCGACAAGGCCGGCGTAGCTGGTGCTGGTGCCCAGCCGCCGCCACACTTCGGGTCGTGGTTGTTTCATTTCTTGTTGCCTCCGGGGTTGTTGCGTAGCCGGCGTAGTACGGCCGGCCAGTCTGTGGGTCGCCAGACGTGTGCTTCTGCGCCTGAGTAGGTGAGCAGGTCTATCCAGCGTTCCTGTTTGTCGCTGAGCCGGCCGGTCTGGCTTTTCAGTTCGGCAAACACAAGGCCGCGTGTCTTGTGGACTAGGACAAGATCGGGGAAGCCGGCAAGTCCTTGCAGCGGTGTCGCCCATTTACCAGCCTGCGTCAAGGCCGGCCTTGAGTGGTAGTAGATCCATCCGAACCAGTCGGCGGTCTCGGTGACCATTTTTTGCCACTCTTTTTCCGACATTTTGGTGTTGAGCTGCGTGTGGAATGTCATGCGCGCGACAAATCCTGCAGGCGGTCGATCTCGGATCGGCATAGGTCAAAGCTCCCTGATGCCTCCGGGTTCGGTTCAATCTTGTGGCGTTTGCACAGCTGATGATAGAACGCCAACATTTTTTCTGTTGGCGTGTCGCGTCGATCGGTGCTGTTCGGTGCTGTGGTGCGTATTTGTGCGTCGGGGCGCTCCTGCGGGCTTCTAGGGGCGCCTGACGCCTTCCTCATTTCTTCACGGCTCGCGCGTTTCGCCGGGTCGGAACCTGCCCAGCCGGCGTTAGCCAAGGCGCGGCCCACGGCGCTGGTTTCGCAGTTCTCAACATGGCTGGTGGCGTTCACGCCGCGTTGGCTGGCGTGTTCTTCTGCCCACCCGGTGGAGATCAGCGTGTCGTCCTCGAACAGCGATGCTTTGAATACGCACCAGCCGTCGCCGTGGTGTGTCATCTCGGTGATGACGCGGCCGGTGGCTTCGCGTGCGCCGACATCGGCAAGCCACCGCGCTAGCCGGGTCGCTACCGGTTCGTAATCGTCAAGATTGAAGCCCATCATTGCCTCCTGAGGGATTCCCATATGGTGTGTCGTTGACCGTGCCCGTGCTGATCCTTGCGCCGGGACTTGCGTGTCCGGTCTGTGGCGCGGATCCAGCCGTCGTTCGCGGCCTTGTTGAGTCGTGCAGCCAGCCCCTTGGTGACTTTGAAGTCACGTCCGAGGGCTTGCCACACGTCGTCTGCTGTCCACTCGGGGTAGAAGTAGCAGCAGCGATGGATAGCAGCGTCGACGGCCTCAAGTTCGGCCGGCGTCCACTTGTTGGCGGCTTTGTCTGATTCTGCTATGCCGCGTTCGTACGGTGTGCCGAACAGATCCATGTCAGCACCAGTCTCCGCTCATGTACCACGGCTGCCAAGTACACCAGCCGATGCGTTCGGCTTCGTGAGCGATCAGGAACGCCCACATCATGTTCACCGATGGGTCAAGCAGGTCGTCGCGGCTAAAGCCTTGCGAGTTGATGGTGTCGCCCCACACGGCCCAGTTGATCTGCATGAGGCCGTAGTCGTTTGTGCGGCTAATCACGTCCGCCTGGCATCGGGACTCTTGCCACATAATGCGGTCGACAATCTCGAGCTCGTCGGCGTCGAAATAGATGGCGGCATACCCCGACCACTCCGGACACTTCGCATCGGAAAGGATGACGATGCTAGTGGCCGGCACAGTCGACAGCAGCCGTGCGGTCGTGGTGACTGTGGTGGAAGTGGTCGGGGTTGCCTGCGGCGCTTCTGAGGTTCCCACAACAACAGCGCCGGTCGTGCTGGTTACAGCTGCGGCTGATGTGGTGGGTAGTA